TAGTTTGACAAGTGTCTCGTCAGTTGCGTCAGAAGTCCTAACAAACTTCTCTAGTCTGTCAAGGTATTCAAACGCATCTGTCTCAGATTTCAAGTCGATAAATGTGGTCTCAGGATTCGCTCCTAAGAATTGTACTGCTGATCCTTCGTACATGATAACTTCCTTGATAACATTAGCTTTCTTAGTGCCATCAAAGTACTGCTTGTCTTTAGGTACAGAGAATCCAAAGCTATGTTGGTTAATTAGTCCTGACTCTACCATCTTCATAAAGTCAACACCCAAACTATGAGTACCAATCTTAGCCTCATATCTCAAACCCTTCATATCCTCCTCTAGGTTGGTAATAAGAGCAACAGACTTCTTAGAGTCATGGTCTAGCAAATACTTGATAAGCTTCTTACCATTAGGCCCACGCTCCTGGATAGTCTTAGCGAATGCTCCTCTCTCGATGACATCACCATCCAAATCCTTGTTCCCAAACATTGCAAAATAACCTGAGACAACACCTTGCTTCATGTCGGCATCTTGAAAGCCTTGATTTATTCCTTTAGTTAGCATACAACAAAGATTGAAAAAAACTATCAAACATACAAACTCATAGAAGATGACTAATATTTCTTCTAGTATCTTGACCACTCTCAAATCGATAGTAATGAAACAAGTATATACCTTTAGCGATACCAATCCGTAGTCTGTGCTGCATTATCTTCTTGCAGAAATGATAGTCAAAGAAATGTCCATTAATCTGAATGCCTCCTTCACGAAACCCTCCGACCTGCACCCATGTCTTCTTGCTAAACAGCATAAACAACCCTCCAATCACCTGGTTAATGTACATCACATTACTCCCATGCTCATTGTACAGGTCAACTGCAATCTTCCTGTGATTCATGATATCAGAATCATCGGACTTCTTTCTTCCAACCAACTGATAGTCCAACCCCAAACGATTAGTCATGCATCCAACTAGATCAAAGTCACCTCGCTGTGCTATCTCCTCGCATTGCTGATATATCTTCTCATGATACATCGGTAGCGTATCAATGTCTCTAAGACAAATCCAATCATCGTCAGGAAGACCCTCGATTATTGCGTTTATAGCCTTTCCAATGTTCTTGTCTGACCTACCAGGAGTTATGTGGTGTACCTGAACACTCTTCCTTACCTCAACCTTTCCCTTGTGCTTATTTATCGTAACAAAGGTTGCCATAACATTGTGTGGCTTGATATTCTCAGGGCTTAACATACACCAATGCATAGCATAGGGAAACGCTAACTCATCTCTACTTGTGTAGTTCTGAACTATGTGCCAAACACCACCCATAAGCCTATTCTGCAACTCATCTCGATTTGACCGCACAAAGAAGTTAGTCTCTAGCAATCCTGCCTTATCCTTGTACCTGCTCTCTAAGTAATACCGAAACTGCCTCTTTACCTGATCCTCATTTACTTTTCCTTCGTTCACCAACTCCTTAGCCCTAGTGTACACATCTACATGGGCACGAGTCTTAAACCATATCGGAAAACTAGGTGGCTCATGGACAAAGGAAATATTCGCATCGGCATAGCATACCAAATCGTATTCGCTTAGATACAAATGTGATAGAAGCTTGTACTTCCTAGTCTCCTTCTGTCTATCTGTAATGCCATCCACCACTCGTATCTGCCATCCATCAACCTTTAGCCCTGCATTATCGGTAAATAACACAAAGTCCCACCCCTCAAACTTAGGGGCAGGACTGACATCATCATAGTCTCCGAACAAGACCGAATAAATTACTTTCATCTTAAATTTCTCCAAGTTCTTTGCTCATAGAAGTTGTGATTGACATTTGAGCTTGCATATCCAAAGATACACTCATCCTTATCTGCCATAATACCTGGGAACTGCTCAGTCAAGTACCTGTCTAGCCTTAGCTTAACATTTTTTAGTCTAGCCTTAATTTTATCGGTAGCAAACCAATAGAACGAACCAGAGTAGTGAAACGGATACGGCACATACGGAGGGCAGGGGAGTAGTTTAGCACAAACCCCTGCAAACAACTTGTCTCCCAACACAGGTGGATCAGTCAAGTTCTTTCGATACAGATGATTTATCCAAATGTCCAACCCTGCCCATACGGGTCTAGTAACTCCTTTGCAATGTGCATAGAATGTCATGCCACCATCTATCTCTACCAATGAGTCTAAGAAGTGAATACACTCCCCATACTTAGCATCGTTCTGCACTACTCGATAGTCACAATCTTTCGGCAGCATATCCACAATAGGTGCCAAAGAATAGTTGCCCTTCACGGCTATCTTAACTATCCTCTGACCATCAAACACATTCCAATACGCTTCCAAGAACCTAAGGTTCAAGACATGGTAATGGTTTAATGTCCCATCGTAGTAAATAAAGTAGATTAAATTTTTTCTAGCATCAGAGTCCATGTCGTAGGAGTTGATGGTTTCTCTAATACCTTATAGCCTAGAACCTTCCAGAATGCAATCCACTCTGGCTCCTGCTTGATGTTAATATGTCCCCACTCTGCATCGTTCTCAGTAGTATGTGGAGTAGAGCTAAACAATATCATCTCAGGCTCTATAACATCAATCGCATTCTTAATCTCTTGGTCAGTCATGTGTTCAGCAACCTCGATGAACAGCATCATCTCCGCTGCCTTCGGTCTAGCAATCACCTTCAGATCAGCATACTGCTCCTTGCAGTAGTCTCTGTGGCTCTTGAACACATCTAGTGCCATGATGTTAAATCCCTCCTGTCGCATCACCTCACTATACACTCCTGTGCCACATCCGTAGTCAATTACACTACTAGGATTAAACTTCTTGCAGTAGTTAGCTACACTCTTAGCCAATCCTACAAACAATTCATTGTTCATCGTCAGGTTCAGAGTTTCAATCTCTGCCTTCAAGAATTCTTCTTCTGATATCATCGTGTTTATATTTATTTATGGCATTACAGAAAGCAGCTTTATAGTCTGCTCTATAATATCCTTGGTACTCATTCCTTCCTCGAATGTATAATCCTCGGCCTTGCACCAGCAGGTATACTCCTCACCCAACCTCTGAGCCCTGACGGTTATAATCCCATCAACAGGCTCGAAGTTCTTAGTCAAAATCTTGGTCTGTATCATCATCTTCGATGTCTTGTCTCGGTACATTTCGACCACTCGGCACAGTCTCCACATTCAAGTCTCCACTTCTCATGTCAGCCAACGGCATATAGTTCGTAGGAACCAACACCTGAGTCTCATCTACAATTGTTCCGTATCCTAGTGCCTCACGGATCTCATCCTGGCTAAATACCATCGCCTGACGCATCCAATGAACCAACTCCTTCTTATCGCCTTCCAATTCAGGATAAACATCGGTATCAGACATTACTACCAAGGTATTATCACCATACCATTGACGAACCATCTTAGTCCACACATCATCCATCTTTCTCAATAACGGCAACACGCAGTTCGTGATAACTCTCGTATCACCTGTCTCACTATTCGCCAATGTTCCCTGAGGAGTCAACAACTGAGATGGATATCCGTAGATGTTAGCAATCTGTCTCTCCAAGTCAGCGTTGAAGTCCAAGATACCCATGTCCACAGGGCTCAAGCCTATCTGCACCCACTTCAAGTCAGAGGGAGTCACAACAATGTCCCCAGCGTTGTGGGCACCCATGTGATTCTGTCTAAACGAATCGTTAATAGCAACCGCCTGCTCAGCAGTCAACTCACTCTGATCGCTGTGTCGTGCATTACCACTCACAATACCACTCGGCCCCATGTTTGCAAACAACGACCCTTGAGCCACATCAGCATATCTCTTCTGAGAGATAATACTAACACTAGAACGCAACGGGCTCAACCCCCAGAAAGTACTCTCATATCCTTGCCACTCAGACACAGGGTTGAAGTACTTGAAGTGAGCAATCTGCTCATTAGGTATAATATTCTCAAAGTTATATGTAATCGCATACCCTGCCAACGGCTGAGTTCTCTCTCCTGACATCACAGGCTTCACAGTCGGACTCGGAACACTCCACAACTCAATCGGCTGCTTGGCTCTCACTCCTGCACCAGGTACACTAGCGTAAACAATCGCATTCCCCGTAATCAACAGATATCCTGCAACTTCCTCTCTCAACTGTCTTCCCGTACTAGTCGGGTTGGGCATATCCATCAACTGCAAGAACGGATGCGATTCAATCGACTCAAATGCCTTCACTCTCAACTTCGCCAACTCAGTAGCATTCTCCTTACTCTTCAAATACTTTCTCTTAGCGTAATACTTCTCTGCAAACCGCTTGTCCTTAATCTTATACAACATCGGAGCAGCATCGGCACTCTTCTCTACTATCTTAGAAACTACTGACTGAACAACAGGGATAGCCTTATACGCTTTATCAATGTAAATACCATCCTTTGCATCATAAGGCATCCATACTCCCTTAATATACTGCCATTGCA